GCGGTTTTTACGCAGGCAGTTGGCGGGGGTGGCGGAATACAAGGCGGTCTCCCGGCAGCTGGTGTTCCCCGGCGGCAGTGTGCTGGAACTGGGGTACTGCGCCTGTGACGGGGATATGGACCGGTATCAGGGGGCGGAGTTCGACGTGATCTGCATCGATGAGGCCACCCAGCTGAAGGAGGAGTGGCTGCGGCAGTTTGCGGCGTGTCTGCGAGGGGTGAATGAGTTCCCCAAGAGGATGTACTATACCTGCAACCCCGGCGGGCCGGGGCATGGGTACATCAAGCGGCTGTTCATCGACCGGCGGTACCGGGCGGGAGAGCGGGCGGAGGAATACGCCTTCATCCCCGCCAAGGTCACGGACAATCAGGCGCTGCTGCGAGCGCAGCCGGACTATCTGCGGCAGCTGGAGGCACTGCCCCAGCGGCTGCGGCAGGCGTGGCTGGAGGGCAAGTGGGATGTATTTCAGGGGCAATTCTTTCAGGAGTTTGTGGACGACCCGGCCCACTATCGGGACAGGCGGTTCACCCACGTTATCGAGCCCTTCGATATCCCCAGAGAGTGGAGCATCTGGCGCAGCTACGACTTCGGCTATGCCAAGCCCTTTTCCTGCGGCTGGTGGGCGGTGGATCACGACGGGTGCGTGTATCGGATCCTGGAACTGTATGGCTGCACCGGGGAGCCGGATGAGGGGGTAAAGTGGACGCCAGAGAAGCAGTTTGCAGAGATCCGGCGTATCGAGGACACCCACCCGTGGCTGAAGGGACGGGATATTTTAGGGGTGGCGGACCCGGCCATTTGGGACAGCAGTCGGGGAGAGAGCATCTATGAGACGGCGCTGAAGCACCGCATCTTCTTTATGAAGGGGGACAACCGGCGGATACCGGGATGGATGCAGATGCACTA